TAAACAGGTACTATTGAGAGCTTGTCTATGGAGAATGAAGTTGTTTTATAATATGAACTTCAAAAATAAAACTGTGTTGAACTATTCAGCACAGTTGCTTTTCTCTTATAAAGTAGCTGAAGTTAGGAAAAATAACTTGCTTAAAAAGATGTATGGACAACCAAATTGGCGTGGACGTAGTATAGCTCACGAAACTATAAAAAAGACTCATGAAAGAATAGAGAGTGGTACATACACTAAAGAAGATAAGCTACTTATAGACTTGTATGAATCATCTACTATTCCCATAGGCTCAGAAGAAGATGTCTATATGTATGTAGTAAGGTTAATAAATGAACTTTATGAAACCAATGACGTACATAAATTCATTAGGGACTTTGTAAAAAAGTATGCGTGTGTTCAAGACGGTGGTATTCAAGCTACCAGAATGGAATCTACAATTCTAAATGTAGTTAGAACTAAAGTGGATTTTAGAATGCCCGAACATATTATTGAGCAAGACTCTAGTATTATATTCCAAGCCTACTACTCAGCAATAGCTATTGTAAGAGAGGCTCAGTATTATGCACGAAGAATGGAAATTGAAACTAGTGCATGGAAAAAATACTGGAACGAAGATGATAAAGAGTACAAGCATGGTTGGGTGTATGATAAATTATCTGAAACTCAAGTAAGATACAGAGTCAATAAGATTCGTAGAATACTTGAAGGTAAAGAAGGTAATAGACGTAACGTTCCAAACTGTTTACCAAGTAAACGTTATGAAGATGATACGCCTCAGCCAGAACAAGAGTATGCTCTTACTTTACCTAAAGGATTAGGTAAGGAATTAGCCCTAGAAATTATGGAAGATGCTGATAGAAAGCACCAACATCTTGTAGATTACGAACGAGAAGTAGCCTCTGGTGTACATGGTAAAGCTAGACTAATACCATTCAAACCAGATGAATCAGTAGACAAAGCTATTAGAGAACTAAAGAAATCTAGTTCCGATAGAGGTGTCGTTCCTAGAAGTATGCACAGAATGGCTACCGATAGAAAGGTATTCAGTAGAAGAACAACTGTTGCAGGTGGCTCTATGATGATTGATTGCTCTGGCTCTATGGGGTTATATAAAGATGACATTAAAGAAATAGTTGAACTCTTACCAGCTTCTAATATTGCTGGTTATGTTGGTTACAACAGAAAAATAGATGACTATGACGGAGAGATACGTGTCATTGCAAAAGACGGTAGAATGAGTAACCATGCTTTAGATAAACTTGGCGAATGGGGTGCTAACTCTGTTGACTTAGATGGGTTGAGGTGGTTAGCAACACAACCAGAGCCTAGAATATGGGTATCAGACCAACAAGTCATTGGTGTTATTGCCGATACAGGACGAAATGATTACCTTGACGGACAGAAACGTAAGGAAATTTCTGTGTTCATGCGTAAGAATAATATTATTCCTATCGAAAATAGGGACACGATACTAAAGGTAGCTAAAAAGCTATCCCTTAAGCACTAGGTAATCTCTCTTACCTATTGCCGTACTAATAAAATTAGGTGGTTAGACTTCGGTTTAGCCACCTTTTTTTTATTTGCTACTACGCATATGCGTAATCATATATAGTTGCAACTAAATCACAATCATGTTATGATTTACCTATGAGTAACAATATAGAAAATACAGGAAAGGTAGATGTCCAACTTTTATTAGATGAGGCAACTGCAAAAACAAAGAGTGGTGGTGTTAAATGGTACGAAAGACTACCTAGAAACGCCGAGCCATTCATTGAAACATTATCGGACAGGGTAGAAAATCAAGGCGTTAAAGCTAACGCTAGGGTTATATGTGAAATACTTGAAAGAGAGTTTAACTTTGAAGTGTCACGTTCACGTGTTCGTCTTTGGTTAGCAAACATGGAGAAACGCTATGAACAAAAAACCCAAACCGACCAACAATAAAGAACTGCTAGACCTTTTAGCTGAGGCAGAGAGTGATAAAATTGCAGACCTTAAAGATACTAACACTAGGTTATTAAAGCAAATAGATAAACTCAAAGACAAAAGAGCTGATATGGTTGAGGCAGTATATCAAGGTGCTAGAGATGGTATGAGAACTTTACAGTTCCCCGATATACACAAACCGACTAGCAAAAAAACCCAGAAAAAAGAGGAAGAAATCTGCGTCCCATTGATATCAGATATCCAACTCGCAAAGAGAACCCCAGACTACGACACTAATGTAGCTGAGGAAAGGGTTAAACGATATGCAGAAAAGATAGTCAAGCTCACAAAAATACAAAGAGCTACGCATACTGTAGATAAATGTGTGGTGCTTGCTTTAGGAGACATAGTTGAAGGAGAGCTTATATTTCCAGGACAGTCACATTTAATTGACAGTTCTTTATATAGACAAGTAACTGTAGATGGTCCTAGAATCATGCACACTTTCTTTTCTATCTTATTGGAAAACTTCAAAGAAGTAGAAGTATACTGGGTTATAGGTAATCATGGGGCTTTGGGTGGTCGTTCACGCAGAGATTACAACCCTGAGACAAACGCTGATAGAATGTTAGGCAAAATACTAGACACTATGTTCGCGGGAGAGAAACGCATTAAGTTTCATATCCCTGAAGGCGTTGACAATCATTGGTACACAGTAGCTGACTTAGGCGAAAAGGCTAAGTTCTTTTGTTTTCATGGAGATAACATACGTGGTTCAATGGGTGTTCCCTTCTATGGATACAATAAAAAAATACTAGGTTGGAAAGCTCTTGCAGCAAATGGATTGATGGAAGACTTTACACACGCAGTAGCAGGACATTACCACACACCAACATCACTATATATTAATGATGTTCGTCTATGGGTTAATGGTTCTACTGAGAGTTATAACAGTTATGCACAAGAACAGTTAGCAAGTATGGGTAGACCATGCCAGTTTACGTTGTTTGTGAAACCTGATAAAGGAGTTACTGCAGAGTATCTAGTACAACTAGAGGAGTAGATTATGTCACATATTTGTATGTATTGCGGAAAAGCATTGTTTGTTAAGAGAGCTGAGTTAGTTTGTCTTAACAGTTTATGCAAGCTCTTTCGTAAAGAACAGTTTAAATTGACAGATATACCATTAAATTCAGAACAAGTATAAAATATACAAACGATTAGAAAGGAGTGTTCGTGGATAAAGAAACACAAAAAAAATTAATTAAGAACTTCCCAAAAGAAGTTGTAATGAAAGCCCCCAAAGGTAAGTATGGAGACTATGTTCCTCATCACATATACACACAGAGATTAGTGGATGTAATTCCTGGTGGGTATGACTACACATACGAGGTAGTTAGGGGTGCTGACAATAGTATCATAGGTGCAAAGTGCAAACTGTACATTAAATCAACAGACCAAACTATAGAAGAAGTTGGTGATGTTGATATGAACGCAGTCAATAGAAACATTACAGAGAGTGAAATATTAAAGCTAGCTGTATCAGACGGCATTAAAAGATGTTGCATGAGACTGGGTATCGGACTTGAATTATGGACAGGTGGTGTCTCTGAAGAACATCATTATGCAGAAGAAGTAGAAGCAAAGCCAACCACTAATCGGGAGACTAAAAAAGCAGAGGTGGTCAGCACTCCTGCCTCTGCTCCGTCTCCTAAAGTAGAAACAATGGTCATTATTACTGAAGGAACTATGACACCTAAGTGTCTAAGTTGCGATAGTGAACTATGGGATAACAGACACGACAAAGCTAGTGGTAAAATAAAGCCTACATATCCAGATTGGAAATGTAAGAACAAAGATTGCGACAACGGTAACCCTAGAATATATTACATTGATTCATTTGCTAACGATAAGAAAGCACCAGAAGAATGGTATATGCCAGAGATGCCTAAAGCAAAAGACCTAGACGATTTGGAAGAGGACGTAGCTCCCTTTTAATTAAAAAAAAGCAGAAGCCGAGGTAGAAAGGATAACACCCTCGGCTTTGCTATTTGAATTACTTACTTGGTTTAACTGGCTTTGGACCAATTTGTTTTTTAGCAAACTCTTTTACTACTACTAAAGCAGCAGCACCGCCTGATAAGGCAGCAAGTTGTACAGCATCTGCGTCAACACCAACTAAAGGTGCGACTGTAAGAGCTGAAATGAATGCTTCAACAAAAGTCCATACAGTTTTACTAAGAACATCTTTATATTCTTTGCTCATTGTATACTCCCATGTATCATTCCAAGGAGTCCACCACACGTTTTTTTTAAACGTCCCGTCAGAATTTCGTGACCTTTTTAACTTCTCAAACATTATGTTATTATTCTACCTTCTAACATTGCATTTGTTTTAATAACGTTACCATTTATTTCTTGGAGCTTTTCATACACACTATCAGCTAGTATCATATGGTCTTTAGCTTTGTTATCTTCCTCAGGTTTTTGTTCAAGCAATTTGTTTATTGTTGTATATTCTATAGTAACTTTTTTTCCTTGTAGTAATTGACTTGCAACTTTTGCATACATTTTTTTGTACGCTACTGAACTTGAGCCGACAAACCCGTCCTTAGATATCTCTAGGTCTTGTTGTGTTTCACCTACAATTAAACAGCCTGATGTATGTTCATCAGTATTTCCTGTGTGTATAAGTATATAGGTAAAGTTAGGTACATCTTGTATATGCAACATACCATAATGTGCATTCTTATATCTCTCTGAATACTTTGCGTGAAATCCACCTGTCTTTCTAAACTCTATATTGTATTTGCCCTCTGGTATGCAGGTTTCGTGCATAACTTTAACTGCTTGATACTGGTCTTCTAGTGTATAACATTCAAAGATACCATCTATAAACAACATTCCATTCGTAGCATCTTTGCCGAACTGTGTTCTTACAACTTGTAGTTTCATTATTATTCCTTTCTAAAACTAATGGTCAGCAACCATATACCTAGAGTAATAACTGTAGCTAATCCTGTCACTTGCTGAGCAGAACCAGTCAATGTTAGTGTTGCAATAACTAAACCTACCAAAGTCCAACTAAGGTTTAATGTTTCTTTAATTGCTGATACTAACCATGACCATAACTTCTTAATCATAAATTTCTCCTAAATACGAAAGCTGCCATACTAGCTATTCTAGTCAGAATAACTGGCACTACAACTTCTTGTGCTTTTTCTCTTTGGTCTTGTGTCATGTCATCACCTATGTTTGATAGTGTGACATCTTCAAAATCTAAATCAATAAATGTTTCTATAGGGTTCTCTAAAAAAGATTCGTAGTTTACTTCTGTTACAACATCAGCAAGTGTGTAGTTCTCTACATCTGAGTTATCTACAGCTCTCTCTACATATTCTTCTACAGCTTCTGCTATGACCTCGTCATCTTTAACAGACTCTGCAATAATAGATACATCTTCTGCTTCTACTTGGAATACTTCAGCTACAACTTCTACCTGTTCTTCAGTAAGCTCTTCAACATCTGCAATAGCTTCCTCAACAACAGCTTGAACTATCTCTTGTACTTCTTCAGTAGCTTGGTCTAAGTTTTGTACACCAATGTCATTGACCTCTTCTAAGACTTCAACAACTTCTTCTTCGGTAAGGTCTTGTACATACTCTTGTATTGCTTCTTCTTTAGCTTCTTCATATTCAACTAACTCCTCTTCTGTAAAATTATCTATCTCTTCTTCGGTAGCTATCTCTATTTCTATATCAATAACTTCTTCTATTTGAGCTACTTCAACAGCAACTTCTTCCTCAGTAAGCTCTAAGGGTTCTTTATCTTCCACTCTCGGTAGTGTTGTTCCTGGCGTATCTTCATTAACAACTTCCTGTATCGGCTCATCCAGAACTTCCTGTACATCCTCTTTAATTTCTTCATCTTTTATCTCCTCCTCTATTTCATCTTGTACTGGTATCTCCACCACGATTTCGGGGACAATATCTTCCAAATCGAATTCAATAATCTCGAACTCAATAGGCGGTTCTTCAAACTCCACCACTTCATCTTCAAATACTTCCTCTTTAGGTGGGTCGAGTACAACAACATCATCCTCAGGAATGATGACATCCACATCTTCTTTAATTTCTTCAACGACTACCTCCTCTTTTATAATATCATCTTTAATATCTTCTTCAATAGGTTCAGGTATATTACAATCACCACGCTCTATCTGTGCGTTAGTCATAAAGCAACCAAACTTATTCTCATTATCTATACGCTCCTGGTCACGCTCTATAGTGCCATCATTAACATCTGCTTGTGTATAAGTCTTATCAACACCTTCTACTTTTACATCAACAATAATTTCTTCAGGTGTAGGTGGTGGTGGAGGTGGTGGAGGTGGTGAAACATAAACAGTTGTAGTTGGTGCAACATACTGTGTAGTTTCAAAGTTATTACTATCACTATCTGTACAACTTTCACCATTTTCTATGTCACCACAGACACTAAATGTCCAGTAAAAAGTTCCTGTTTGTATGTTTGTGTAATCTAATGTGTATGTTCTAGCAGTAGTATCTGTAATGATTACCCTATCCCAAATAGAATTATCATAGCTGTAGTTAATATGAAATTCGTTTACTAAAGTATTTCCATCTGTATATTCCCAAGCAAAATAAACATCTTTACCTTGATAGTTTACTGACACATTAGTTGCGTCATCAGGTACAGCAGGTGGAACAGTAGTAGTTGTAGTAGGAGTAGAACCATAGTCACAATCAATACTAACGATACCTGTCCATTCAGAATAACTAGCATCTGTGTCATTGTCTGCTCTTACTTTTGCATAGAATGTATCTGATGTTGTACCGAATACATTCTCTCTATAACTAGCAGTAAACACATAGCTCTTGTAAGACAAAGCAGTTTCCCAACCAGGAGTACTTGCAACTGCATAATTACTTTCTACAAAATTATCATTACTAAATGCTATTGCGTATCGTTCAGGTGGACTATCTTCAAAGCCATCACTCTCTTGCCATGTAACAGTAATGTCACCTTTAGTTGTGTCACCATCAGCATCACAAGCTATAGATATATCGTATGGTGTTTGTGTAGGTACATGGTCTGCAAGTGCAGGCGTAGGTATTAATAAAAAGAATGCAAGACAGAGTCTACGCATTACATTAAAGCAGCAACAACAACTCCACCTATTGCTACAATGAGCATTAATACTTTATAAAACTCTGATTTATCTAACTTTGCATCTAGCTTATCTTCTATTTTATCTAGTCGTTCAATAACCATATTGAGAAGTTCCTTTTGGGTATAGCCATTGCTGTTTGTCATTTATGGTAAATCCTCATGCGACATCCAGTCCCATTCTTTATCATAGGAATTATCATAGTCCCACTTACTTAGTCTTTTAAGATAAGAACTAATTTCTTTTAAAAAATACCCTAGTAAAAATCCAATTATAAAATCCATTACTGGAGTATATCACAAAATGTTTATGGTGTAATTAAATCCCAACTTGTTGTTTCTTCATTCCAAGTATAACCATTACCATCATCAGGTTCTGCTATAGGAGCTTTCCAAACCCAAGGACTATCAGCATATAATACCCAACTTGGATAAGGTTGAGGTGGAAGAAATATGTCACTATCTTCATCATAGGTATATCCTATACCTGCAAAGTTACCTCTAAAAGGAGTTCCTCCATCGTGATGATGACCTTCTCTTGTATTGTAAGAAGTCCTTTTACAAGTTTGACCTTTAATTTCTTCATACTTTTGTTCCCAATCTATACCATCAGTACCTTCATCTTTACCAACAATAACGCTAGTAACAATATTATTTTCATCTAAAAATGCGTAATGTGCCATTATGCGAAACTCACTGTTCCTGTTCCTGCTGTAATAGTTGTAACTTTATCTGAACCATCTGTAGCAGTTGACATTGTTAAACTTAATAAATCATCTGTAATAGTAAAAGTATCTGGATAACGAACAATAATCACACCGGAACCACCTGCTCTGCCTCCACCTGTTGAACAACAAGATGCTCCAGAGGTTCTAGGACCTCCACCGCCTCCACCACCTTTGTTAGCAGTCCCTGTTCCTCCACCACCACCACCACCATCAGTAGCAGTACCATTTGATGAACCATTATATCCAAAACCTCCACCGCCTCCTCCAGCTCTACCAACTGCTGAACCTGTGATTGAAGATGTTAGACCTGCACCACCATTTCCTCCTGGACCATTTGGAGCATTACTACCAACTGACCCTGTTGCAGATGCACCACCTCCACCTCCACCACCAGCTCCTGCATAGTAGCCACCTCGACCACCATCCATTCCCTGATTAGCAGTTCCTGAACCCTGAACTGTTCCATTTGCTCCACGACCTCCACCACCAGAACCACCATCAGTTTGAGCTGTTCCTCCACCATCAGATGTTATTGTAGAAAAAATAGAATCTGAACCATTGGTATCATTACTACCACCAGCTCCGATTTCAACTGTATATGATTCTCCTATAATTAATGTAGAAGGTGTTTCTGTTGATGAATTTGCTCCAGAAGTTTCACTTGCATAGGAGTTTCTATAACCACCAGCACCACCTCCACCTCCACCACTCTGGTCTGGACCATAGTTGGAGCCACCACCAGCACCACCTGCAATAACTAAATATTCTACATCAAATTCTCTTAAAGCTGAACCTGCGAAACCAAATCTAGCTGAAGCTAAAGGCATTTAAAACTCCTGTACTGCGTTTAGTAGTGGTGTTCCTGCATTAACAAATAACAAAGATACTACATCTGTTTTATCTACTGTTGCTGTCATTGTATATCCTGCTGCTGCTGCAGTCTTAGCTGTTAAATCTTCTCCACCATTAACTGTTATAGCATTTATAGCTACAGTAAATGATGATGAACTATCTTGTGTAATGATTAATGTTATTGCACAACTACCTGCGGCAGGTACATTTGTAAAGTCTATGTCTGTAATACTTTCTGTAAGGGTAATAGTCGCAACATTTCCTGATAGTACATCTATAGCTAGTACTCCTGATGAGCTTGTTACTGCTTGTACTTTTTCATTGTAGTTAGGAAGAAGTAAGCCATCTGTATTAGAATACTCTGCTAATCCATCTGTATCTCCACCTGTATTTGTTGCGTGTACTGGTCTAAATTCTGCCATGCTTTTCCTTAATTAATTAAATTTATATTATCTACTGTACCATCATACTTGGTAAAACTCAATATTCCCCCCATTGTAGAAATATTATCTGTTGTACCATCATATTCTGTAAAACTTAAAGTGTTGTTAGCTACTGTAATATTGTCTGCACTACCGCTAGCTAATATAAATTTAAGTACATCTGTTATGTTTATATCTTCGTCAATAGGTTTATTACCAATAGTATCAATGCCTAAACTTCCACCTTCTTTAAGCATTAATAACATTGACATTAACTCATCTCCTGT